TGTTAAACTATAAAACTGGATTTTGTGCTTGTTTTAAAAACGGTGAAGTTGATAAAATTATCAATGATACAAATTCAATGCTTATTTTAGGTATAGGTCATGCAGATGAAAAAAAAGATAGAAAAGAACATCATTTAAATAAAGGATTTTTGTACCCTAGTTTTAACAAAAATGTAAATATTAGAGAATTAAAATGAATATATTAATAGGTGTAAAGAAGTGAAGAAAATAATCTTACAACATTTTACTGGTGAACTAGGAGAGTTAGAAAAATTATCTTCGTGGAATATTTCTAAATATGCAAAGTTCTGTGGGGCTGACTACAAATTGTTAAGAGGTCCTGTATTTAATTACAGTGTAAGTAATCAGTCTCAAAAACTACATATGTTATCTGAGGAATGGGATGACTATGATGTAGTAGTAATGCTTGACATTGATATGTTTGTAAGAAAAGGTAGTAATAAAAATATATTTACTGATGAAACGGGAATTGGTAGACACTATAATATCCAAGAAACATTAGTACAAAAATTAGCACTTAAGTTTCCTATTATGTGTGATGCCTCTTATCCTTATTGGGGTGGATCCGCTTATCGTTTGGAAAAAGATATACGACAAGAATTTAGAAAACATTTACATGTCAATGAAATGATTCAGTTCAATGGTAACTACAATGATGAAGGCATTATGCATAGGTGTGCAGTAAGAGCTGACTACAAAGAAAAAAGATATTTCGATAGACAGCAATGGAATTACAGTTCATTTGATGATGGTGTAGAAGATGCCAACATTATTCATATAAGACCAAAGGTTATGCCAGGTGGTCCTAAACGTCCTAAGATACAGAACTATAAATCTCTAGTAGAAAGGGGTCTTATATGAAGACAGTAATATATCAATTTTGGGATGGCAAGGTCCGTGATTCAGTTCACGCTGGCGTTGCTAATATGAAAAAGTATGCTAAGTACATTGGCGCTGATTATGTATTTGAAGATAATCCTCGTTGGATAAAATCTTTAGGTATGGATTTTGGAAATTATTCTGCACACTACGGGGCATTCAAGCCTCTCTGGAATAAGCACTACAGAGATTACGATAAGATATTATTTTGTGATACAGATATCTTTGTAAGAGATAACTGTGATGAAAATATTTTTGAACAGATGGAAGCTGACATTGGAATATGTGAAGAACCATTTCAGCCTAAGCAAAGAACAATTACACTTGGTAGAATTACATCTGCATTGGATGATAAATGGGCAAAGCTTATGCAGAAACAATATGATGTAGAAGTACCTAGAACACCAGATGGTTTAGTAAAGATATACAATTCAGGTGTGGTATGCTATACTCAAGAAGCTGCAACACATGCTAGAGAAAAGTGGGAAAGGTTTAGTGACTATGTAAAAGTTATTCGTCAAGCAGGACTAGATAGTTTTTACACTTGCGATCAACCATATTTACATGCTATGATATTTGCTACAAAGATGAATGTACAATTCATGAATTTAAAATGGAATAGCTATGTGCATGGAACGAAAGATAAGGTTCAACCTCAAAGACGAATAGTAGATCATAGAACTCATGATACATGTTTTGTGCATTGCCAGTTTCCTGGCGCTGATAACATGAATGCAGAGCAGCTATCAAGAATTACAAACCTGCCTAGAAGAGAATGGAACTATGAGCTTAAGAACTAAAGTTTGGTGTTTAGGATTATCACGCACTGGCACATCTACATTATCTGAAGCCTTAAAGGCTGCAGAGCTAAATCATATACACTATCCTAGCAAATGGGATATGTTTCATGGAATAAATGATGGGGCTGGCGATATATCTGTCATTCCATATTATAAAGATTTAGATAAGTTATATCCTAACTCTAAATTTGTATATACAATAAGAAATAAAGAAGAATGGCTAAAGTCAATGGAGCCATACCTTGAAAGAAAAAGAAGTTGGAATCAATCTGAGTTTCAAATAAATACAAGAAAAGCGGTTTACAAAAACGCGTTTTTTGATTATAATACTTATAGCAAAGCGTTTGATGATCATGATCGCGATGTACGAGAATATTTCAAGCATCGTCCTTATGATTTTCTAGTCTTAGATATTATCGGCGGAGACAAACCAAAGAAGCTATTTGATTTTTTAGATATGGCATGTCCTTTGGACGAGTTTCCACATTACAATAAACTAGTAGACGGTAAAGGAGTTAGAGTAGCGTAATGGCAATGATGATACACCCACTACCACCGGTAGACGTATACGTACGTAAAGAATATCTTTACGATTTAGAAAAAGGTCATGGTGAATTTACACCTGGCATATGGATTAGTGTTAAGTCTGTAAAATACAAAGCATTATATTTTGAAACACTATTAACAGAATACGGTGCGCTGTTTGATAAACTTCCTATTTCAGCTTTTGTTTGGAAAACAGATCACGGCGAGTTGTTGCCGCTTGATGTTCTACAGTTATGGGATTGCTTTGATTATGATCTTACTGTTATCCAAAAACCAATTTTATGTAGAGCTGAGTTTTTTGGTAAAGATAAGAAAATGCATCCAGGCGAATATGAATTTACGATAGACAATTGTCATCGTGACATATCTGTACTTGATACTAATTTTAGTGAACACGATCCTGAGCATAAATCATTTAATGTGTTACGTTTAGATAACGGACAATTTGCTGCACAGCCAAACAATAGAATCATATGGCGAGATAGTTCTTTAACACCTGATAAATTAAAGCAACCAGATTTTAAAGTTTGTACTCAGAATTACTGTGTAGAAGATGAACCAAAATGGTCTGTAGGACATACAGATGAATGGGCATATAAGACTAAGGACGGTGCATGAAGGCTTACTGCATTACAATCCTTGCTGACGAAGTATCAGCTAACGGCTATGAGACGCTGGTCAAATCGTCTAAAAAGGTAGGTAATAAATTTAAGATAGAAAAGTTTCCGGCATGCATACCTAAGTTTGTCGAAGCACATATGAAGTATCTAAGACTTGAGTGGACATACCCATGGCAAGGTGAAAGGATAGACATGAAGTCTGGCCTTACTCTACGTGCTTATCCTACGTCTGTAAAAGAAAAACGAATTGCATGTTTTTTAAGTCATTATCAGTTATGGGAAAAGGCGGTGTCATTGGTAGAACCTATTTTAGTTCTAGAGCATGATGCTATGTTTACTCAAAAGCTTGAACCAAAATATATTTTAGATTCTGATTATTGCATTGTAGGTATTAACGATCCACGCGGCGCTACTAGAAAAGCTGGAGAATACTTTATGCAAATTGCCAATGACGTTCAAAGAGTAAGACCTGTTCCTAAAATTGATACGTTCAATGTACCTCAAGGGTTGGCTGGAAATAGTGCATATATAATTAAACCAGAAGGTGCACAAAGGTTGATTGATGCGGCTAAAAACTATGGTGCTTGGCCAAATGATGCATTAATGTGCTATCAATTGATTGAGAACTTAGGTGTGACAAATACATTTTACACCAAAGTTCAAGGACTAAGGAGTACAACTACAGTATGAAATATTATGTAATTACTATTATGAACAATGAAAACTCAATTAGCTCTGCCAAAAGAACAATCCACTCTGCTCAACAATATGGCATAGGTTCTATAGAACATTGGAAAGCTACAACTCCTGCAGACGATCCAGAAAAAATAATGAAAGAGAAAGGCATCGATCCAGATGCTTTTAAAGAGAAATACTCCAGGCATGAAAATTGCATGGCTGCATTTCTATCGCACTATTCGTTGTGGGAAAAATGTGCGTTTGACAATGAAGACTTTTTAATTCTAGAACATGACGCTGTATTCATGAATCATGTTCCTAGTACGACAATGTTAAAACATGTCGGCACAATAGCAAAACCTTCATATGGTAAATGGAATGAATGTGCACATATTGGTTGGGGTCCACTTACACAAAAAAAATATTTCGGTGGAGCTCATGCTTATATTGTAAAACCATCTGGCGCATGGCAACTTATGGAGATGGCACAAAAGAATCCAGCACCTACAGATGTATTTTTAAATATAGAAAACTTTCCATGGTTACAAGAATGGTCAACTCATTCTGTAAAGGCTATGGATAACTTTACAACTATTCAAAATACAAATGGTTGTTTAGCAAAACACAATTATAACCCTAACATATATACGATTGAAAATGTCTAGAAAAGTATTCCCTAAAGCATTTCTTATTGGAGCTGATAGAAATTCCGAATGGATGATTGATTGGTTTCTAAGAAATTATTTTAAACATAAAAATGAAACACCATTTGTCTTTGCTGACTTTGGTCTTAGTGAACGTAAACGAAAGTTTGTTCAGAACCATCCATCTATTTTAGGTGTAATGGAAATGGAGAACAAACATGAAAAGTCATGGTTCTTAAAACCAGAGGCTATGTGGTTTGCACCTATAGAAAAATGCGTATGGTTGGATATTGATTTAGAGATTAGAGATAACATTGATGACATCTTTGAACATATTGTACCAGATAAATTGTGTATGGTAGAAGACAAGCCATGGACTAAAAGACGTGGAGAAGTATGGCATAACTCTGGCGTAGTTGGCTTTATACATAAACCAAAGGTACTAAGGGAATGGGCACTAAAGACTGCTAGTGGAAAACATGATCAACCTGGTGATCAAGAAGTATTGCACACTATGTTGAATCCTATTATGAAGGTAGCTCACATTCATAGTATACCTAATATGTACAATGTTCTAAGAATACAAATAGAGGATGAATATGAAGATGAATACAACGGTCCTATCAAAATGGTTCACTGGACTGGACCAAGAGGCAAAGAAGTAATTAAGAGTCAGATTGATGCCTAGAGTTGCCCATATTATTGGTAATGGAGATTTGGCTCCTTTATATCACAAAGAGAAACGTAAAGGTATAGTCCTTACGTGTAATCTTCCACCATTTGAAGTACCTGAAGCATATGCTACAACTATTGTCGATTTTAAATTTATGCGAGCAATTGACAAAGGTGAGATCGCTCCGCCAGGCGAATGGATATGCGGTGTAAGACCAAAGGCTTACTGTGAAAAGTCTGCTAAGTTTTATATGAGGGTTGCTAGTCGAATAAAAGAATTTTATACAAAGAAACCTAAGTATGCGCATAATTACACAGATTTTAATTGTGGACACTTTGCAGCTTACTGGGCATTAGAAAAAGGAAAAGCAGATGTCGTTCACTTTTATGGATTTGATAGTGTGTTTGATTTTAATCTGCGCAGTTATTCTGATTTGGTCTTAAAGTCTGATAGAGGTAATACAAACAATAATAGATTGATTGAGAACTGGAGACCAATATGGGAAGGTATGTTCAAACAGTTTCCTAATTCAGAATTTGTTTGGCACCATAATCATGACAGCATGAAAATAACTCCAGAAAAAAATGTTCGCGTGGAGGTAAATAAGTAGTTTACATTCTATTCTCGATATGTTATAATGGTATCATGAGAAGGAGAGTAGTATGATAGTACATAGTGTTGAAGGTGGTACAGCGGCAGAACGTCAGCTAGTAAATGATGCAATATATTTTGCGATTGAGCATCTTATGCCGCGTAAGCAAAACCTTGAACTCGAAATCAATTTAACAAATCTTGACAAAGATACCGACGGACTGCACTACAGTATAGAAAAAGGGTTCCACGAGGTAGATCTACAAAAAGGTTTGAGTAAAGAAGATCTATTAACTGCTCTCTTCCATGAACTGGTCCACGTTCGTCAATACGAACGTGGACACTTAAAAGATAATGGAATTGTAAAATCGTGGAAAGGCGAAGACTACATATACATGTTTAATTCAGTTGAACAGTATAAAGCATTTCCATGGGAAGAGGAGGCTTATAGGTTGCAAGAGGAGATGTATACCACATGGACACGGATGTAAATATTTTTCATAGACAGATGAATAATGAGAGTAAAGAACGATATATACTATGGAAAAGGCTAAAGGAATTAACAAAAGAGTTGGAAGAGGTTATTGCTAAATTAGAAAAATATAAATAGTGATAGGAGGCAACAATGTTATGCGATGAAAAAGTACATAATCCAGTTGTATTACATCTTATCCAGCATGGCCACCACATGCCTATCAGAAAAGGCAAGTGTAATAAGGAAACAATAGAAGATCAAATTACGATTGGATTATATAGTGGGCAATTACCACCAATGGACCAAGAAGATGTTGATTGGGTTTGCTTATTGATCGACGAATTAATAGCGGATTATAAAAGGAATCCGCAGGAATACCGGCAGAGTTGAGCGACATATAACTCCTCTCAAACTCGTTGCTCCTCTGTCGGTGATTAGATCGGGTTGCTACGTAATAAGCACGCGCGGGGCTACGGTTAGCTCCGCAATAGTTTTAAAACTCAAACCTAGGAAAATAAATGAAGAAACTACTAGCTGCAGGGACAGTACTTGCCCTCACAACAGGTACAGCACACGCTATGGATTTAGGGTGGGGTCTGGCTCTCAACAATGAAGTCAAATCCGAATATAATATCGATACAGAACATGCCGATATTACATGGACACCAGAAGTAGCATACACATGGAACGCTATCGACCTCACCGCAGGTATGACAGTACCAGTGTACAACACAACAGATGAGTTCGCGTTAACCGAAGTATTAGACGAAGGTAATCGTCCTGACTTAGATCTTAAAGTAGAATATACTTTAGGTGGTGGATTAGTGGCTCACGGTAAAACTGGTTGGGATTTAAATGAATCTGAACTAGCAGACATGGTTGTTGGAGTAACATTCTCCTTCTAAAAATAATGGGGCTCGTATGAGAACATATGATTACGTTGTGATTAGTTTAATATCTTGGTATATGATGAAAGCCTTTTTGAGTTGGGATATATTTTTCGCAGCAGTTCTATACGGGCTCTTTCAATTTTATTGTGATTGGAGGAAGACATTTGAGTGACGAATTAGACTTTGACTTTGGATTCACTGCAGTAGATGAATCGGAGTTACAATCAGTACAGCAGAAGGCTGCCCTTGCCAATGATGCTGAACAACTTGCTAATACAACGCAAGAAAAATTAGATAAACTATATAACGCTATTCAGCCTTTACTTAGTAATCTAAAAAAGAATCCCGAAAAAGAATATATTCTGTGGCCAAACCGAATCAGTAAGGTTGACGCGTTTGAAGATCATCTAAGGAAAATATATAATTCTTGAAAAAAAAACGTAAGTTGTTGTTTTCAAATAAAAAGAAAATGCACTTTTTCCTTTACATTTGGTTTTAACTGTGGTAGTATAGTTATATCAAATGGAAAAAAGGATATAATATGTCTCAGATAGTACACCTCACAGATGGTACAGCAATCAAAAACGATGTGGTTGCATCTTTCAACCGTGCTGTAAAGTCCGAGGATAATCTTAAGTTCGGATTCAAATCAACAGATTTCTGGAACTTTGTGCATGCTGACATGTATTTCGACCTTAGCCATGTTAATGGTTATAGAGGTTCTTACATTGACGAGTGTTTTGATAAATTAGCGGAGGAGTTAGTATAATGGCTACAGTATCAACATATGATGAGCGTATGGCTTTAATCAAAAAAATCGATCAACGTCGTAAAAAATTGGCTACGGTCAAGAAAAAAACACGTGCAATCAAACCACCAAAGGTTGATCGTTCTTTCATGCAAGTTCCTAAGGAATCAAACATGTATCAATACACCGATGCTTCTAAATACGCAAAGGAATATTATGGTGAAGTATATCATGAAACCACCAGGTTCGACAATGACTGGGACTAAACTTACAGAGTTTGACACAGCCTTTTCATATAAAGGCTATGTCCTGGTAAATGAACGCATTGAAGATGATGAAGGTTTTTACAAAAATTGTTGGCAATGGGGTTTACTTTCCGGAGAATTTGTGGTAAGATTAGAAATATTGGATGGCTTATCAAGTAATGCTTATTCCGATATAAGTGAAGCAATGGATGTATTTAAAGCAAAGGTAGATTCTAAATGAGTATGCATATGATTCGTGGTGTACAAGTTCATGGTAGACATAAGGCTAAGCGCAAGCCTGGATGGCGAGAAGCTATGGCACATCACGAAGCCTTTCTTAAAAAGATGGGCGTAAAGGGTGGGGCATCAGACTATCGTGCACCTATGCCAGATTTAAGCACTGGTCCTAGGGTAACGTCTGATGCCATACCTGGAAATGGATCAAAGGTAAAAGCAAATGAGTATACTGGTGACTATATCATTGGTATAGGTACTATGCATAAGTCCAATGCTGTACCAGTTACTCGCAAGAAGGATGCTGAGGATATGGCAAAAATGCGAAGATGAATCACTCTATTGAAGATCTTATAAAACGAATAAATGCTATGCATGATCTTGCAGTTAAAGCACATCGTGTAAGAAATCAATATGCTAGTGGTAGTGGCAAAAGTTATGATCATGAGGAGTGTAAACATTTGTTAGAACAAGTCCAATCATTAGCAGCAGGTATTGCTGCAGATAAAGTAGGCAAGACGATACCTACAGATATGGAGTACGATAAAGCTGTTAAAGAGTTAAAGGGTACTCGCATGGACGATAACTACTATTATTTTTATCCTGATGCAAATTAATTGCATTTTAGGGGTTTACATTTGCTGTGAACTGTGGTAGAATAGTACTATACTGATTCGGAGGAGTAAAAGTATGGCTAGAAGAAAAATGACTGAGGAACAACGAGCGGCTGCAGCCGAAAGATTAGCAAAAGCTCGCGAAAAACGTATGAGGGAGAATCCACCTAAGTATAAGAACATTCATCCTAATGCGTTAAATCGTCCAGAGGACGATCCATTTTACTTTCGTAAAATCCAACAGTGGATAAAAACACAGAAAGAAGAATTAGCTGGAGCTCGTAAGATGGCTAGGCGAAATGAAAAAGGCGCAGCCACTAAGGTTGCTCATATTCAAGCCTACATTAATAATCTTAATAAGTATCTAAGTTCCGGTGAATATGTTGATATGTTTTATGGTGAGTATCAACAACATAAAATTCGTTACCGTTGTGTAGTACCTTCGTATGAAGCAGATGGTACTCCCAAATATTCATACGGTGTATTCTACCAAGACTTAGGATACACCTACACAGGACTAGATCCAGTAGAAGAGGGTGTATGTTAGAAGAACAATTCTTAAATAAGTCTAGGTTTTCTAAACTAATAGAAAAAACTGTAGTCGACAAAACTGTCGGCTACATGGAGGCAATCCTTTTGGTTTGTGATAAACACAATATAGAACCAGAAGATGTACGCAAGTTTGTTTCGCCAATTATTAAAAGCAAACTTGAAGCAGAGGCAATGAAATTAAATTTGTTGCCAAGAGTAAACGCAATTGACAGTGCATTATTTGAATAAATATATGTACGACACATGTAAATTGTGTTATAATATTTCAGTAAATATTTCAGTTATAAGGACAAGACAATGTCATTCGAAAATTTAAAACGCAATCGCGATCAAATCCAAAAACTCGTTCAGGCAGCCGAAGCTGCTGGCGGATCTTCAGATCAAAAAACAAATTATGGCGACGACCGTATATGGAAACCTACAGTTGATAAAGCTGGTAATGGTTATGCTGTACTACGGTTCTTACCAGCAGCTGAAGGTCAAGAACTTCCATGGGTCCGTTATTGGGATCATGGCTTTAAAGGACCAACTGGTCTATGGTATATCGAAAATTCACTTACATCTATTGGACAGGCAGATCCAGTAGGCGAACTAAATTCTCGCCTATGGAACTCTGGTATTGATGCAGATAAAGAAACTGCACGTACACAGAAGCGACGTCTACATTATGTAACTAATGTTTTGGTTGTACAAGATCCTGGCAATCCTGCTAATGAAGGTAAGGTTATGCTTTATAAGTTTGGTAAAAAGATCTTCGAGAAAATAATGGATGCGATGCAACCAGAGTTCGCAGATGAAGAAGCAATCAACCCATTTGACTTTTGGGCTGGTGCAGATTTCAAATTGAAAATCCGTAATGTTGAAGGATACCGTAATTATGATAAGTCAGAATTTGCAGGCGCATCTTCTCTCTATGATGGAGACGACTCCAGATTGGAAGGACTCTATAACCAGATACATGATCTCGGTGAGTTCACCGACCCAAAGAATTACAAGTCATACGACGAGCTCAAAGCAAAGTTGATGCGTGTTCTTGGCGAAGAAGTTACTATGGGTGCACCTACTATGGCGCAAACACAGCAGCTTAATGATCCAGTATATGAAACCAATGTACCAGAACCTACAGTACCAATTACTGCAGAGCAGATGGATACAACAGAAGATGACGATACAATGTCATACTTCGCAAAATTAGCCAATGAAGACTAATTACTTAGTGTGAGGGTTTACTCTATCTACAACAGAGTTTGTACCACTCAATAAAGCTGTGGCTGAATTGCCACCAGTTACGGAGGGAGCATTTATAACCATGCCTCCTCCGTTTCCATTTGTAGCCATAGGTGGCAATAGATCTAAGATAGCTTTATCATATGCTTTCATTGCTCTAGCAAAATCTCTATTTTCTCTATCTTCAGTTTTATACCACTTACTAAAATCTTCTCTCACTGGTAATTGAGGTAGAAAACTGCTGTCACCTTTATCTGATCCCATCGATGATTTAATAGCGTTGATGCTGATACCGAAATATTCTCCAGCTTTAATATAATATTCTTCTTCTATTCTCATCAATTGATTTCTTTTACTTTGAGCAGCTGAACTA